CCACGCATCTCGCGGGGCCCAGGCCGACCCGGCCCCTCCCACCGCGGTGGCGGCGGAAAAAACCTGGGAGGAAAAAGAGAAAGCCCAGGCAGCGAAAAGCGCCCAGTTCCGCGCCGATCGGACGATAAGAATCAAGAACGCCTTTGAAAACTATAAGTCGGGCACTGAATTAACTCCCGAACAGATGAAAACATTTAAACAATCCAAAAACAACCAGACCAAGCTGGTGCAGATGAGAAGAGACATCAATAATGTTAACAACTTCGATTCCGTGAAAGAGCAGTTTGATAAACAATTTGCTGAGGAAAATGCTGCTAAAGGATCTGCGCGCCGCCAGCGCCTGCTGCTTGGTGGCTGGAGAACTGGCCAGTCTGGTGATCCGCTCAACCGGCCGACCGCCTTAAGGCGGATACTTGGTGGCTCTGGAGCGGCAGCCGATACGCTTAGTGGAGGTGGCGATAGCGATACGATTAGTGGTGGCTCTGGTAATGACAGGCTGGGGATGGTGCCAGCATATTCCATGCAATATAAGGGCGCGCCGAAGGTAACGCTGTCGGGTCGAGGTCGGAGTCTGGCACCGAAGCCTGCTGACCAAATAAACCCATCTGAACATGGCGGGATGGCATTTACGGAGCAGCCTGGAATAGTTCAAGGAGCGATAAACAGTATAGCATCCGCTATAGCTTCGCTTTTTTCTTCAACGGCCACCATCGAAAAGTTACCAGTCGAGAATCCCACGGCGGCGTTAGTGGGAGCAGCTTCGGCTGGTCAGGCCTCGGCGGCCATGAATGTTATAATGATGGGTGGGGACCAGACCCCTCCTGCCGCGCCAAGCGCAACTACTGTTAATAATAATACTATAAAATCCCAAACCACTAATAGCCTATCTTCTATGAATGAAGAAAATCGCGCGAACGCTGCTCATGCAAATAGATTTGCTGCTGCATAAAAAAAGAGGGAGCTAAAAAGCCCCCTCTTTCGTTGAATACCCTTTCTATTTAATCGTCATCCGCCAACTTCTTGAAGAACGAAAGACTTTCATCATCATCATCAGTGCTCCATGGAACACTATCAGTCTCTACAGCAGGTGCAGAACGTGCTTCTGGTGCTGCGGTAACAACCCTAAGATCTGGCTTAGTATCATTACCTAGAACACGACTAAGCCTTGTCAATAGCTCTTCATATGACTTGAAGTTCTTTGGATCAAGAAACTCTACTAATGAGTATTGTGAATTCCAAATCTCTTCTAGTCGAGAGTCTTCACCATCTACTGGTGAAGCTGATTCAAACTCAGACTTATCATAATTACGATAACCCTCATAGTTACGAATCTTTAGCTTGAAGTTAGCACCTTCCCATAGATCGAATGGGTTGACTGGCGTCTCATCTTCAAACTCAGGCTGCATAGCATTCTTTAGCTTCTCAAAGATCTTAGCACCATACTGATACAAGAAGACCTTACCCTCATTCTGAGGATTAGCAGGGTCCTTAACAACTAGGATATTCGAGTAATACTTTAGACGGCGCTTCTGCTTACGAGCAATATCCTTATTAGATTCGATGCCTGAATTCCACAACATTGAATTATGTTCAGACAAAGGATCCTTCTCACCCGCACCCAATGTAGTACGAGAATTTTCGATATACCAACCACCTGGGCCTTGGAAGCCATGATCGTAGATCTTAACCCATGGATCATCTTCGGACTTCGGTGCTGGTAGGAAACGTAGTACTGCATAACCATTGCCCGACTTATCGACTTCTGGCTTCCAAAGGCGTTGGTCGCGGGCATTATCAGTACGGGTGGTTAACTTCTCGGCAGCCTTGACTAGACTATCGAGTGAGGTCTTCTGAGACTTCTTTAGATTTGCAAAACTTGTAGACATTTATATTCTCCTTGATTCGACTTAATACAATTTGATTTCGACTTAAACAAAAATATTCTTCATTACCATATGGTACTCCTTTTTATCTGTTACTACGAAGGGCGAATACTTTCTGACCTTCTTATTATACTCTAACCAGACATACTCGTCAAGTAAAAAATGATCTAAATGACGAATAAAATTCAATACGCGGTCTAGTATAATAAATGACTCTAGTGATATCTCCTCTCCTATTAAAAGTTTCAAAATGACGGGATGCTGACCATCCACACAAGTAAAAACAGAGTCAAAAGACATATTGGCATCATCCATATAATCCCTTATTGTTATCATATCTTCTTTGAATGAATACTTCAATGATTGTTTCTTTTTCTTCCATTCATTAAATACTCGTTCAGCTTGGTCCCCAACCATCGTTCCAATCCAACTAGTTTGATCAGTGACCAAATGGGATACAAAGAAATCAACTAAATCCTCTTGATATTTCTTTTCGATCTTTTCAAAGAAGAACTTGTCTTTACGTTTTAAAAAGCTTTCTTCCTTAACTCTAACTCTGCCCCTATATTTAAAATAATCATAACTGTCCGAAGTAAAATGGTTTTTCAATGCGACATAAGTTTTATATGCATTGTAACCAGGATAATACATTAGACGGGCAGTTGACATAGTTTTTCTTTTAGAAGATTCAGGCCACTTGCTTCTGCTTCAATCTTAGAACGAATTACTTTGTTTAATAGTTTAGGAATGACCTCAATTTCTAATTGATGTTTATTACAATAATGTACTATAGCATCAATATAAGATTCGCCTGTCTCTAAAACAAACTTTTCTAAATCAATATTAAAAGTAAGCCTATCTATCATCATTATTTAAACCACCCACAGTAGAACGAATTATATCTTCAGATAGAGGTTCTGGATAATAAATCTCTAAGACCACACAGGCACTTTTACTATGAAACCAGTGGTATTCGTTTGGCCTAACTGTAGTGAACATACCAGGGCTTAATGATGTCTTATCGATTAGATCATAATCATTCTTTCGAACATTAATATCAATCAGACCACTAACACAATAGAAACCATTCCACTTGTGTTCATGCTTATGTTCTGAACATCGATAGCCAGGGTTAGTAGCAATCTTATGTACTTCAATAAAAGGTGTTACTAAGATTGGTTCTGTAGAACCCCATACCTTTCCGTAAATCATTTAACTACTCCATCAATATCTAATAATTGTTTCAAAACTGTTTCAAAATTATCTAACCTAATCATGTTAGCACCATCAGAAGGTGAACTCTCAGGGTCAGGATGAACTTCCATAAAGACACCCGCAATACCAATCGCAACGGCCGCTTTAGCTAGAATAGGCGCATAGTAACTATTACCACTCGACTTGTCACCACCTCCACCTGGATGTTGAACTGCATGAGTACAATCCATAATCACTGGTCCATATTCTTTCATTACATCTAATCCACGCATATCTACAACCAAGTTGTTATAGCCAAACGTAGTACCACGTTCTGTTACTATGACTCTATTATAACCGAAACTCTTTAGTTTGTCAACTACATTCTTCATTTCCCATGGAGAAAGAAATTGTCCTTTCTTTACGTTGACTGGTTTACCCGTTAAAACAGCAGCTTCAAGTAAATCTGTTTGGCGACAAAGAAACGCTGGAATTTGTATTATAGATGTGTTAATGATTTCAGCTTGCCATGCGTCGTGTACATCCGTGATAGTAGATACACCAAGTTCACTATGAATATGATCGAATACATTCATCGCTAGTTCGATACCTTTACCACGATATCCTTTGATGGATGTACGATTAGCTTTATCAAAACTCATCTTAAAACAGAAGTTGACATCGTACTTCTTACACGTTTCTGATAAAGAAGAGGCGATGTCAACTGCTAGATTTGAATCTTCAAAAACACAAGGTCCGGCAATAATAGAAAGTTTTTTATCATTGCCCAACCCTTCATAAAAATCATTCATAGAAGATGTGACTCCCTATAGTTGTTGCTTCTTTCATCTTTCTAGACCATCTCGGGCTTACATCTAGGGCGTGATAGTGTGTTGAGCCTTGTGTAAAATCTTCAATGGTATATAGTAAAAGCGATTGAGCTATATGAACTGAAATAGCCCAGGCTTCTTTATCTTTAGGATTATCAGATTTACCATCACAAAACCAAGAGAAATGGCATTTATTTTTTACTGGATTATTTTTCCAATATCTGCCTTGTTTAACTACTCCACAAATAGTATCAGGAAACTTATTACTTTTCACACGATTTTGTGTGACTAGTCCTACTGCATATTGTCCTAAAACATCTTCTCCTCTTGATTCAAAATAGATATTTTTAGCGAGACATTCTAGATCTTTGTGGTTTACCTCTACATGATCTGCTTTAGCTGTTCCCGGACTTAACGAGAGAGCAAATAAAGCTAACAATAGTATTAGTAGTGTTCCAAAAATAAATCTACACAATCCCTCCTCAAAGATTCTATTCAACATATTTTCCTTTATTGTTTGAAAGTAGGCCCGTTAGGTAACAGGGTGGAGCCTATACCCCGTGATACTTATTCAGTTTAGGCCGCTAGGCGATATTCTGAATAGTTATCATTTGCAATATTATCGTTTGCATTTATATTATAGCCCGATACGGTGGTACAATGCCGGTTACCTCGATTTGACCATTACTACGCCAGTCGATCCTGTTTCGCCCCCCTCATAAATACACTTCACGATAGTGTGCTTATGGTGGAGGCGCGGGGTACTGCCCCCCGGTCCTGAACGTCTATGCCGTCTCCTCTCAAACAGTAACAAACCTATTTATCTTCTCGTTCTTTTGCAACTCGATCCAGATACCGCTCATACTCTTCACGAATCTTAGGATCTTTGAAAGGGCCTTCGTATAAAAAATCCATCACTCTCTCCTTCATCATTCACTATACACATTATAGCAAAGGATGAAGGGTTTGTCAAGGGTTATTTTTTAAAAAATGATTTTAAAGTCAACAAAAAGCAACGCGACAACACCTCCTATCAACACAAGGTCCGCACACACACTCCATATGATATATGCTCTAAACAAATATTTACTTATTTCTTTTACAAAGGGGTTCTTCATCGACTTCCCCCCAAATTAGACATACCATTATAGGTCTCCTTTTATTTTTATTTATAATAATCCATCTATTTTAGCAAGAGTTTCTTTTAGTACAGAAAGATTTTTATCACTGATAATATAACCATTCTCAGATGGAGGACCAGCTTTAGATAGTTTCCACGAACCCTCATCTGTCCCATCATTTTGTGGGGTGATCCAACAAATCCGTTTACCCTCATATAGACCTTCCCAGTATTTTGTAACTTTTATTGGATGGCCTCCGACCGAACCATAATGTTCAGTCCAAGTGATTTTAGATTCTTCCATTTTATCCTCTTTCTGGCTCCGGAGGAGGGACTCGAACCCCCGACAAAGAGATTAACAATCTCCTGCTCTACCACTGAGCTACACCGGAATAATTAGTTTTCTAACTACTTCTTTATGGTCTAAAGCAAACTGAAAATATTTCTCTTCTTTTTGAGTAAACCTTTCAATCTGCGGTTCTACTACCTTTTGTCTGTGGAGTTCGTTTAAACTATAATATTCTCTTTTAAGAGATTCTATATCGAATATTCCCAATTCTTTCAGTAAAATGGTGAAATTATCTTCTCTAAATATTACATAATTGCTTCCAAAATCTTCTTTGACTGGCAATCTATATTTCCATTTCTTTAGATTGTTTTTTAGACTTTCTGGAATGTCGAATTTAAAATCTGATTTTAAATAATGTAATACAATAAAATCTCTTACATTTTCCATAATAATATTAAACTTATCATTATATAGTTCGATGTCTTTATCAGTATAATTTATTAAAAAATGAGATAATAAAAAAACTTGATTAATCGATATACCGATAGAACTAGCTTCAAGTGGTTCTACAAAATTAGAACTAAGTCCTATAGCGACACAATTACTTATCCAAGCTTTATTTAATTTTCCTGCATTAAATTTGATATTCTTTTGTATATCGACTGAATGGCCTAAATAGTTTTCACATTCTAATTTTGCTTCTTCTGCATTGATAAGAGTATTGTTGAATACATAACCATTGCCCCATCTTTTTTGAGTTGGTATTCTCCACATCCAACCCGCTTTCATTCTTTTAGAAAGAGTATAAGGTGGATAATTATCATCATTCAAAGCAGTAGGAAACGCTATCGCTTCATTCATGGGAAGATATTTTTCATAAGATTCCCATTTAGATCCTAACTTAGAAATCAATATACGAGAGAAGCCGGTACTATCTATATAAAAATCTGATACTATTTCACTCAATTCATCAGAGTCTATTTTTAGTTTTGTGATTTTATCGTTTTCTATCTCCACATCAGTTACTAACCCATCATATACCTTAACCCCCCTTTCAATACAGATATCTAACAAAAATTTATTAAGTTTATATGTGTCAAAATGATATTGTAATGACAATTTAGAAGGAAGAAGTTTATTATAAAAACTATATTTATGGGTGTACTCTTCTGGTTTCATATTGTTTATAGTAGCATAGAGGTATCCAACTGAAGTCATAGATAATTTAATATCAGAAATTTCGGCCGTCACCATATGATAAAAATTGTGTGGCATCCATCCTTCAAACATAACACCGTATTTAAAAGTTGCATCTGTTTTATTCAAAAGATCTGATAACTTGATATCACAAAAACCACAAAAATCGTTCCAGTGTTCTGTAGTACCTTCTCCTACACCTATGATGCCTATATTGTCAGATTTAATTATATTAACATCTAAAGAAGAAAATTTAGCTTTTAGAATTAAAGCTGATACTAGACCTGAAGTGCCGCCACCCACTATTGTAATATTTTTCATATAAATTCATTCCGGAATAATTAGAATTTGGTGGGCCCGGGAGGACTCGAACCCCCGACAACGTCGTTATGAGCGGCGCGTTCTAACCAACTGAACTACAGGCCCGTTATTTGGTGATCTCTCCAGGATTTGAACCTGGGACCCACAGATTAGAAATCTGTTGCTCTATCCACTGAGCTAAGAGACCATTAACAGTTCCAACA